TTGGATGACGTGGCACAAAAATGCTACGACCGAGTCACTGATGAGTGTTTCCATTGGTCAACCATTGCAAGTCAGTTTGACGAACTGTTCCAAGAAGCTCTTGGTAACTCCGAGGAGCCGGTTCAGATTCGTAAGCCTAAAGGGACTAAGGCCAAGGTCAAGAAGACCAAGGAGCCAGCTGCGGTAAAGTAGTTGCAAAACTTTACGATTAAATAGTTCTGCGGAACAGAACTACTTTGACGGAGCCTCCGAAAGGGGGTTCTTTTTTTGTGTCTCACTCTGGATGCAGAGACGCAGAGATTACCCCTGTTTTTCTTTTTAGATAGGGTAAATTACAGAACAGGTGCTGAAATGTTATCGGTACAAGCGTACTCCTTGCTACATTACAAAAAGCTACCCAAAATGTTATTTATCCTTTACTAAGAGAAAATAGACCCATTCTCTGCAAGTCTGCACATCCCTATGGCCAACAAGCTCTTGTCCGCACAGAAAGATTTAAACTTTCGTTACATTCGAGACATTAAATCCTTATCCGATGCAGACCTCAAGGCAGCTGGTTACTATCGCGGTTTTCTTTGCCCGCACGATCACACCATTCGAGATATAGAAAAGCACTGGTGCTATTTCTGCGTTAAAAAAATCTTCTCTAACGTTTGTGCTTTTGATATCAACTATATCAATTTTGAGTATAGACAAAAGCTATACAAGCTCTGGCAACTGGTTCAAGTGGGGGATCCGGGGGACTGCTGGCAGTTGATCCGTGGCTCGAATCGAGTGTGTCTTCCTTCTTATCGTTCTTACTACACAAAACAAAAAGCTGAGTTAGTCACGGTAGGTAAGGCGATCTATCAATCCGCATGGGGAGATATTGGTAACTGCAGTGTTACTCGTCTATGCAAAAACAAAACTTGTCACAACCCTCTACATTTAGTCTCATCTTGGAACCAATCTTTTCCTCCTTCCAAGATTTATCCTTTTGATTTGACGTTATCTCCAGAAAAACTCATGCTTTATGGGCATCAAAAAGATAAAACACTTCTAATTGAATCCAGCTTTCGTCCCAGTATTGGTCTCAAAGAAGAGCAGAAGTAAAATAGAAAATAAAAGAAATAAAATGCCTCTTCGTGTATCTCAGACAGCTCAACGAGCGCGGACGCAAAACAACCCGTTAAATTTAGGTTCCTACAATTTAATTACTGCTGTTCGAAATCTTAGAGGTTCTCTTGGACCTAAAAACAGGGTGGCTTCCAATGGTTATGGCGGCGGTACCTATAACCACTGGTTCAAAATTACTCTAGATTCTGCTGGTTGGATTATCCTTGCAAAGGGTGGGTCCAGGCCTCAGTATATTAATGTATCTGCTTACGATGTAAATTTAAATCCTATTGAAGGTCGCAATCCATTTGATAAAGATAGTGTAACTGAAACAGAAAACGGAGAAGTTTACTATCCTTATTTGGGTCATGTAATGGGGTCTCAATCTGATTTATATAATACGTTTAACCCAAATCGATTAGACCGTGGTGACGAACGTTATTTCCCTTTAACCAAAGGTAGTTATTTACTTTGTGTTTCTACTACTCGCAATGAAAATTTAGATTATGAAGTTGCTTTTGTTGTAGAGTTTCCTGTTACTGCATTTGACATTGTTAACGAAGATTATTCTTTTATGTTATTTGAAAATGATGATACTATCGAAGTTGATACCATTCCAGGTTATGTCGAAACTGATCGTCATGCTCATTCATTAAGCGAATGGAAATCAGCTTGGACTTCTACTCACAGTTCTTCTGATCCTTTTCCTTCTGTTTTAGTGCCTCTTGCTACTCAACCTTAATGAGAAGACCTTTACAAACAAGCGTATTCGATATTGGCGATGGTTATAAAATTAAATTTTGGTTAACCTTTAGTCATCATCAAGGTAAAGATATTGTTTTGTGGGGTAGTGTTGCAATTGCTAAAAGCAATAGACAGTTAAACGATTGGTTTGGACGCAGAAAAAATAAACGCAGCAGAAAACTAACGTCTAAACTTACTGGAAAAATTGGCATTTGTTCTATGGCTATCGCCATTAGACAAGTTAGAGAATGGTTAGAATTATTAGAGTCTGGCAATGTACTTGTTATTGAATGTGAATCTGCTTTACCCGACAAACAATATCAAGTTTGGAAGAAATGGTTTTTAAAACATGAAGATAAAAACTGGCAATTTATTGATGAGTTTAAACAGATTTATTTTTATAAAACATGAAAAATACACGTTATGATAAAAGAAATTGCATGTTTATTCCTATGGAAGCTCTTGGTCAGTATGTTGAAGTAGCATTAGCTATTCACTTTGCGGCATCTGCAATCTGCGCTTTAACTCCTACGCAAAAAGACGACAACATTCTTGGTAAGATCTACAAAGTTATTGAGTTCTTTGCTCTTGCAATTGGTAAAGCAAAAGATCGCTAATCATCTAAAGCTTGAAACCAAAAGACAACTCCTCCGTTGTCATCAACCCATTTTTTAGTTGCGTAAGCTTCCTCTTTTGAAAGCGTTACGCATTTTTTTTCGTCTCCACATTCCCAGCAAACATTAACTCTTCTACTGTCAATATTTTTATTTCTTTTCATACATTGTTTTTTATTTTTCTGTAACAATAATTGCCCAGCCTGAACCTTTGCCATCAACTTCCCAGCGTTTAAGCCACTCGTTTCTTTTGTATTTTACAGCTTGGCCTGCCTCAATACTTGTATCCAGATAACCGCCATTGACCATGTCAGCCTTACCATTCGGGTCATGGAAAATAAAATTCTCTTCATCAAATCCAATACAACAAGTCCAGTGTCCACCGCCACTTGGTTTTGAAGCAGATCCATGATGGAGCCAGCCAACGGCAACTGGTTGATTGTTTCTAATTTTTGTTTCTAATAAAGGCGCATTGCCGTTTGTAATAAACTTAGCTTGTAGTCCCAGTGCTTGCAAAGTTTTTACCTGTGCTATTTGAAGAGTACTGTCTCCAAATTTTTGCCGTATGTCATTATATTCATCATCGCTTTTAACTTTGCCATAATAACGTGCAATCATGGCACAACTAGATGAAAAACACTCACGGTAGCCTTCGCCTGATTTATTATCTCTTTGGTATTCGTATTTAACATCTAGTACTTTTTCAAGCGTTAAAGTTGTTTGTGGTGTTCCAGGGTTCTTGCATCTGTTATCCATAATTTGCTGAAGTTTTTCAGCGTAATTAGGATCAGTTGCGTAACCTTCAGCTACCAATAACTGTGCACATTCGTTCCGGGTTTTTGCTCGATTAACTCCTTTGTATCCTTTGTAGTCTTTGTACCAGCGCTTAACTAAATACTGTACACATTCTTCTGGTGTGTCAAAATTAATAAACTCGTCTTTAATAGTGATCCATTGATCATCGATATATTCCTTTGTTTGTTTGCTCGTGCCTTTTCCTTTTAATCCAAAGAAATTGTTTTGACCCGAAGTATAACGTCCTTCACCACTTTCTAAGACCCATTGAGCTGCAACGCATTCAGGATATTTAGCACCAGCTTCTTTGGCAAGTTTATAAATTTCTTCCCAGCTAGTAATGTCGTTTAAAACTTTTCCTTTTTCGCTTAAATTAATTTTGCTACAGTCTGGTAGTTGTTTAACGTACCGAGCCCGCGTAGTGTCGATTTTGGGGTCTAATTTTTTTTCTAGGTTATATTTTTCTATAAATTCTTTGTAATGACAAGGTAAGATGTGCTCTTGAAGCCAATCAAGAGCATCGTCTTGTCCTATTTTTTTACTGTATTGACCGATTAAATCAGCTAACCGAATCAAGGAGTTGTGGGCCATGTGATGTTATGCGGGAATCCAGCTTGGTTTGGTACATCTCGCAAAGCTTGTCGATAGGACGCCCAAGCTGTTTTGTCTACAGTTGCATCTGGAAGTTGCGTCCAGTCGCTTTCTGTCAAAAGATCGTTTCGATACGAACGAACTGTTCGAGATTGTGCATCGTTACGTGCAGCAACATCTTCTGCAGAAGCGTCTACAAGACTCCACTGTTGAGTCCAAACGCCATCAATTAAGGCAACACTTTCAGATAAATCTTGATTGTATGCTACTTCAGGGGGCGTTGTAAACGCTACAATCCGAACGCTATAGTCTTCCAGGACTTCAGCAGCTGGATCCTTTGGAAAAGATACGTTGGGATAGTCATTACGTAAGTCCCAAAACGAATACGGATAACGCTCTACAGCCCCATCGTCATTTAGTAAAACATAGACGCTCATTGTTCGGTTTCCTCTGCTAACTGTTTTGCAATTACATCACGAATGATAATTGCTTTTAATTGTTCCGTTTCACTTGATTCTAACAGATCTTTTAATGAGTCACGAAACTCTTTCATCCCACGTCGTTCAGAATAGTACTGATCGATTTCTTCAATGGCTTTTTTGTAGTTATCGATATTGAATTGGTACAGCTCTACTTCAGCATGTCGCTCCATTAATGCTTGTTGAGCAAATTCAATGTTCATTTTTAAAAAGGCTTTTTAAAAATTGTACACTATTTTTTATCCTGGATGCACAGCTATATCATGAACAATTCCGGCAGTAGAAACGGTCGAAACGTTGCTAAACGTTGTGCCGGAAACTAAATAAGCGGATTGAGTAGTGCCGCTTCTTCCTACAATTACATGATATGTTCCGTTTGAATATGCAGGCGTTGTCTCAACTGCTCGTGCTGCGTTTGATAAAGTTTGTGTGAAACGTGTTCCAAAACCGTTATTTTCGCTCCATGTATAGGCAACAAGATAGGGCGAGGTTTGCGTCGCACAAAAAATCGCATCGCTATTTGGAGCAAAAGTAACTCCATAGGTGGCCCCTGAAATTCCCACCTGAGGATTACTGTGTTTTATGCCAAAAGAAAGTCCATTGCTGGTTGCTGTGTATGGATAGGCCACTACATATGGGCTAGAACTATTACCAATAGCATAAGATTTTGTGCCTGTTGTACTGGTTTTAGTTACAGCTAGGCTTCTTTCATAGACCGTGACAACTTCTTGACCTAAATCAAGTGTTCTATAAGTTCCTAATGAAATTGCTCCTGTTCCAGCTAAATCATAATTATTTGTATGATAAATGCTACCCATTGATTGAAAAAGCCCATAGCTGTCTGGGTCAATTGCAATGCCTTTACCAGGAGAACCATAGCCAAAAGCTGGGCTTGCGAATTTTGCACCTAGTGTTCCATTACTATTTACCCTATAAACAGACATGTAAGGGTAGTTGGTTTGCCCTTCACAAAGAGCTAAAATAGTTCCGGCTTGGTTGTACTCTGCATCAACAACATTGCCGCTTGGTAAACTTTGCGGATTACTTAATGCAGTACCAAAACCACTTTCTTTAGTGTAATTAAAGACTTGTACATAAGGGCTACTCCCTGATATCCCAACCGCAACAAAAGTTCCACTTGGATGCATCGCTACTGTAAGTGCATTTCCACTAAGACTTACACTTGCTGCATGGTTAGTGCCAAATCCTCCAGTCTCTGTAAAAAAGAACGATTTAACACTTGTATTTGCATTTGCAGAAGCGTTTGCAAAGACTACTGATCCTTCGTATTCAGCTGGTGCTTTTGTAATTGCACCTTTAAATATTGTAGAAACTAAATCCATTACGCAAATCCTCCAACACGCGAAGCGTAGAAAGTACTATTCAGTTTCCAGAATAAGAAATAATCTCCACTTGTCAATGTTGGTGCGGTATTTCCATCTGGACCCACAAAAATGGTTCCTTCAGGATAGCTTAAAGTATATAGTGAACCTTGTGATCCAGGGTTTGTAACTTGAAGGAAAACACTGTCTCCTTCTGCAAAGTTAGTGTTTGTCAGCGCTGTGTTTGCACTTAAAGTGATATATTGAATACACCCTCCACTAACGTCTAAAGCGTAATTTCCTATTAAAACAGTGCCAGATTTAACAGCAGCACGACCTTGAGGAACCCATTGTCCAACACCGCCAGTAGTTGCAATCAGCGCGTAATTACCAGTACTTACAGCAGTGCCAAAAGCTGGCAGGCTTCCAGGTAATTGTAAAGTAAAGTTACTGGAAACACTTGCTACTGCAATTGTAAGATCTTTTCCATTTTTGATGCCAAGTCCACCTGTCGTCAACGATGCCGCAGTGCTTCCATTGCTAGCACTAATCTGATTTGATGCATAAACAAATGTTCCAGTAACAGTTGATCCGCTAACTGTGTTTGTAAAAACACCAGTGGTTGCAGTAACTGTTGTGAATGCACCGGTTGTTGCTGCTAATGAATTAATTGTTTGACCAGTAACTACGTTTAAACCGGTTAGTGTTGCATTATCACCTATGGCTCCATTGTCTACCCAGCTTAACTGTCCGGCTGCGTTGGTTGAAAGTACATATCCAGAGGT